TGCTTGCAGATCTAACTCTCTTGCTCGCAATGTTGCGATCGGATCATTGTCAAATTGAGAAGTAATTTTTTTCTCTTCCTTCATAAATTCTTCCATAGCGTCTGCAATCAACACTGCTTTTCTAGATTCAATTTTTTCACCTATCATTTTAGCTTGTATTTGCATTTGTTGTGCCATTTGAGGATTTTGTTGCATCGTTTGTTGCATTTGTTGTAACTGTTGCATCTCATCTCTAAATTCTACTTCTACTTGTTCTTGTGCCATTAATGAAATGTGTTCAAAAATGTTTTTTTCTAAAGATGCCATAACTACCGGTGCATTTCTTGCCATATTGGTTGCCATAAAATTCATATGAGCGGTCATATGTGCTCTATGATCCTGGCCTGGGAATGCTTGGAAAGGGCTTCCTGCAAGAGCATCAATATGCTCTAATGCAGGATCCTTTGGCGTTGGGGGTTGAGGTCGAATTAAAATTTTATCAATGTCTTTTACCCCTAATGCTTCATACATATTTCTATATACTTCATATTGGTTATGAAGACCTGGATTGGAAGACGCTAGTTGTAATTCTGTTTGCGCTAAACTAATTCTTTGTGTTTGAGAAAATATATTAGGGTCTGCAACAGGAAGAACGTCTACTCGATCGTCAAAATCCGCTCGTTTAATATTTTTTTCTCCTCCATATACATCATATGGATATTCGTCCGGTAAGTATAATTTAAATACTCTCGTCATTAATTTAAATTCTTGTTTTAAGGCTGCATACAATCGTTTATGAATAGCAGACATAGTTCTGCTTCCTCTCTCCAACAGCGCTACGGTCGTTCCCACTGCCGCTTGTTGGTTCCCGTCTCCTACTTGCATGTCTGCTATTGAAGCAAAGCGTTGACCTGCATTCACAACGACCCCCATTAATTGTAATAAGGTTTGAGAAGGCTCTTTAAATGGAAGCATCATAAAAGAATCTTTAATGTTTCCACCAGGTGCATCTACATCTCTAAATTCTCCTGGTTGTATTGATTGAGCATCATCTCTAATTCGTATTCCTCGTTGCTTGAATCCAGCTGGCAGATTGGCTAACGTTCCCGCATCCAATAACTGTCTTAGAGCTGCGGTCGCTGTTCTAGACAGTCCACCAATCATGTGGATTAGACCGAAACCATAAAATCCCATTCCAGGTAAAAATTTGAAATGTACAAAATATTGTATCTTGTTTTTTTTAGGATCCCCTATTTCATAATTTCTTTTAATAGATAAAATTTCTCTAGATCCTTCTTCTAATGTTACAATGTATGGAAGTTTAATCCCAGTAGGTTCACCATCTTCAGGATTTACATCTTCAAAACCTTCTAAATCTAAATTTACATGACATTCTAATAAAGTATATAAATCTTCGTTTCCTGTTTTACTTTGACCTTCTAACTCTCGTTCTTTTCTTTCAATATCTGATTCATCTCCATCGGTGGGACCTTGTAAATCTATGTCTTTGTAAAAACCACTTACTTGTTGTTTACGTAATTCATTTCCAGAAATTTTAATTCTGTGAATAATGGATTCTGCATCATCTAACGAAGTTGCCGTGTAGGGGACAATTAAATCATCGGCAGGTACAAATTTAGAAACCGTTCTATTTTCCAGTGCATCATAATATACTTTTTTAAACGTAGAACCTGCTAGAGGTAAATAAAATAACATTTGATCAAACTCTGGTTCATATTCTTTCATGACATCCATAATTTGATAATTCATAAAATCTTTAACTCGTTGGGATTGTTGTTCTCTTTCCGGAGTAGAAGCTCCTAAGATTTGAGTTCGAACGGGTCCTTGTGCGGGTAGTAATTCTTTGTACGCCAAAGACTGAAACTGAGTTACGGCTTCTGCTAATACAGGGTGGGTTGCACCTGACGCACCGCTAAAAGGTTCTGTACGTTGTTCATACTTAAACCCAAGCAAGTCTAATCCCTGACGATATGCAGTTTCCCAATCTTTTCTAGAAGATTTATAATCTTGATAGTTGCCAGAAATTTCATTAGCAACCATATTTAAAATTTCGTCCGGTAAAAAATCCGCTAAATTGGCATAATGTTCTTGAGCTCCTTCTACTGCAGCTAATGCAGGATCAAAATCTAAATCAACACTACCATCTTCGTTTTCCGTTATTTCAACTGGATCCCCTGCTTCAGCAATTTCTGCTTGTTCTTGAGCTTGTTCTTCTTGAATAGCTTCGTCCGAAGGAATCGTAATTGTTTCTTTAACGTTTGGTAATGATTTGTCTATGTCGGCCATTTATTTTCTCCAATGATATTGTTTTACTCTTATTAGGTTTAATTTTCAAGCCTTGTGGTAAGGGACCTCGTTTAGGAGGAATGGTGGTGGTTAATCGTTTAATCATGTTTTATCTATAACCACTTCCATAGGTAAATGTTTTTACTCTTTCCTTTTCTCTTTTTTTCATTTCTTTTTCTCTTTTTTCTGCGAGCTTTTCTCTTTTTTCTGCGAGCTCTTCAAAAAAAACTTCTTTCGCATCTAATGCTTCTTGCATATCTTTATCTAAAATAGATTCAATTCCTTTTCTGGTATTATATCTTCTTCTGCTTCCTTCAGCTGCATATTTTAGTAATAAGTTTGCTTTTTTAGGTCCCACTGCTTTTAACATATCCATATCATCTTTGACTTCAGTCCCCAAACCAAAAGTGGGTACATTCAACGCTATTTCTTTAGGAGAATATCCGTATTTATAGTCTAACGGACCTCCTATAACAGCTCCTATCCCTGACTCTGCAAGTAAAATTTTTCCAAGAGGAGTTTTTGCTATTTGTTTTGCATATTTAAATCCTTCTTTTGCTGCAAGCTTAGGATTAAAAAATTTAGAATCTTCTAAAGCAGCATTTACTAAACCCTCTTTCATATTAGGAGATCCACCGTCTGCTAGTTCCATTTGTCTATAATCTCTAAGGTCTCTGGGATCTGTCGTACCGGTTATTTCAGGCATGTAAAGATCCATTTCTGGTTCAGTAGAAGGCATCTTCTCTAAAATAATTTCGTCTTCTCCATACAAAGGTTCTCCTGTTCTAGAACTATAGTTTTCTAATATTTCTAATTCTGAATAAGGTCTATCTTTTTTTAATGCCTTAGGACTAGGTTCAGCATATTTTAATTTCTTATCTTCCGGTCTAGTAAGATAAGCCATCATTTCATTGTATTCTTTTTTAGATAATGCCATTATTCATAATCTCCAGAATCATATCCTGGGTCGTTGTCGTCCCCTGGACCTACTTCACTTCCACCACCATAATCTTGAGTGTCTTCAGGATCTCTATTAGAAAAACCTATCCCAGGATTTTTTGAAAAACTTCCCCCCTCTGGAACACCACCAAACATACTTGAACCAAGGTCATATAAACTTTTTCCTTGATTATACATTTGACCTACTGCGCCTAGCATTGGATTAACCATACCTATTAATGAATTGACTCCCGTTCTTCCAAGATACCCTAAATTATTATTATAATAATCCAGTGCTTTTGAACTTCCAACTGTTTGATCTTTAGTCACGTCTATATCCTCATCATCTGAACCCGTGTCATTCATAGAGGGTTGGTTATATAGTATGTTAGAATACAATGGATCACTAGATTGAGAATTTACTTGATTTAAATAATTCTGATACTGATCATATACACTTCCTCCTACGAACATTTCTATTCTTCCACCTTCAGCATTCATTTTTCTTTTAACTTCTTTTGCGGGGATATTTTTAAACTCTAAATTTTTTTTAAGTTGTTCAATTTCTCCAATAGCGTCGTCTATATCTATTTTATTGTAAACATCTAATCTGCCTTGGTTGCCACCTTCATTTGCTTGTTTGTACATAAAGTCTTGCCATTCTTTTGGTAAGTCTTTAATTCCTCTTAATAATTTTTGATCCGCTTTAATGGAATCGGATAATTGTTCTATGTATTCTAATCTATTGTTATTAATCTGTTTTTTCATTTCTGGATCTAACATGTCAAATTTATATCCAAATTGTTTTGGGTTAATTTCTTTTAACATTTGAGAACCTTTTTTACCGCTATCTTTTCCTAAAAACCTAATTAAAGTTTTAAGTGCAGTAATACCTCCTCCTGCCATTTCTATTCTTCCACCCATTGCTCGTTTAGGTCGTCTTGCTTCTCGTTCCACGTTTCTAATTCTTTTTTCTACTTCTTCTTTAATTTGTTTGGCAATAGGTTTAGGTGCAAGAATATCTACTACTTCTCCCATGTCTTCTGTTAAAAACTCATCCTCACGTACCGTGTAATAGTCAGGTTTTACGGGAGACGCTTCTTTGGTAGTCCCTCTAAAATAATCACCGGCCTCGTCTGTGTTTTTAAATTTTTTACCTTCAAAAGAAAGATCATAAGATGATTGATTTTTTATATCTTCTAATGCATCGATAGCTGGAGAATCTATATCTCCCATCGTATCCGCAGAATAACTTCCATCTTTTTCTTTTACAATTTTTTTCTCTTTGGCTAACTTATCTAATACTTTTTTCCCCGCTTTGGTGTTTGCTTTAATCTTAAAAAAAGTATTGTAAAATGCCTCAAATCGTTCCGCGGTATCTGAATAGTCTCCATCTACATCCACTCCCATATCAATATCAATATCTTTTATTTTTTTAGAAGCTTT